GGTTACACCTTTGGTAAACCTATGCAATATGTAGCTAGAAGAACTGATAATGAGGACACAAATGGCTCAAACCCTATCAAAGAAGAAGTTCGTTTATTGAATGACTATGCTGAAATGAATGACAAACTATCAAGTGACCAAGAAAAAGCTACTGATTGTAGTATCTTTGGTATTTCTCATAGAGGGGTTTTTCCTAATAGAGTAGACAATGAAGATGAAGCACCTTATTATTATTTGAATTTAGATAGTGAATGTACATTTGTAGCCTATTCTTCTCAATTAAGACGAGACCCTGTATTTGCGGTCACATATACAAAAAGTTGGGGAGAAAATGAAGATGACTATGTTCTCATGACAGTTTATACTATGAGTGAAATTTATATGTTTAAAATCCCATTTTCTAGCACAACAGATTACAATGGATATATTGGTGTGACAGTTACAGATGGCAATTTAGTTACAGGCTATCCTAAACCAAATCCTTTAGGTGTGTTACCTATCGTTGAATGTGAAAACAATCAATTTAGAATGGGACATTGGGAAACTGCTATCACATTGATGGATGCTATCAATAAAGTAGGAAGTGATAGTGTCAATGACGTAGAACAATTCGTAAATTCTATTTTAGTAGCTATCAATGCTGAATTTACTGAAAAAGAAATGAACAATGTAAAATCTAACAAGTTCGCCCAAATTCGTTCCCCACAAGGATTGAACTGCGATTTAAAATATATCCAAGCACAATTGGATGGTACTTCCGTAGAACAGTTGAGACAGTATCTAGAAGATAGTTTAAGGGCTGTCGTAGGTATTCCAGACCGCAAGACAAGAGGCGGTGGCGGAGGAGATACAGGTGATGCTGTAAAACTCCGTGACGGATGGGCAGACATGGAAGTAGTGGCACGTACTACTGAAACATTTAACAAAAAATCTGAAAAGAAAGAATTGCGTGTTATATTAAAAATATTACGTGACTTGAAAAAAATTTCTAAAACGAGTATGATAAACGTAGATATTAAATACCCACGTAACAAAACAGACAATTTGAATAGCAAAGTAACTGCTATGGTAGCTATGTTAAATACACAAGTAATGGCGCCAAGTGACGTACTCGATATAGTGGACATCACAAGTGACAATACAGAAGTAATCAAACGTGGTGAGGAGTATTGGAAAAAGAAAAAAGAAGAAAATTTCGAGGAGCAACAACGACAACTTCAACTCACTCAACAAATGAGTCAAGGTGGCGATAATACTACTCGAGGAGGAGGAAACAAAGATGGACAACCAAACTCAACAAAATCAAGCGAGTCAACAAGGGACTCAAAATCAAACAGTGGTAAATCAACAAACGCAAAATAATTCAACAAATACACAACAAAATGTCGAATTCGACATTCATAATTTACCACCAGAATTTAAAAGATATTTAGACCAAGAAAGAACTCGTGCAAGTCAAACTGCTCGTGCTAATGCTAGAAAAGAATTGGCACAAGACTCAGAATTTATCGCACAAGTAAGAAGCGGGTTTGAACAAGAAGTAAACCATACTGTAGAAGAACAAATCCAAGTATTAAATAAACGTATCTCTAGCGGTGATGTTAGAAATGTATTAATGCAAGGTGGAATTAATGATGCAGAAGATTTACAATATTACACAGACCTATTTGCTAGTGAAGATATTGACGGAAGTGTTGAGAAGGCAAAATCATTTGTTTCTCGATATAACAAATCATTACAAGACAGAATGGATAAAAAGCAACAACAATCCGTAAGAAATATGGATACACCTGCCACAAACCCATCTACTGTCAATGAAAAAGACTCACTTCAAGCACAATTAGATGAAGCTAGAAAAGATACATCTTATATGAGAGCTGTGAGAATTTCATCTATTATGCGACAAGCAAGTGAAAAAGGAATTACATTAAAATAGGAGGAATTTTATATGCCAACAGGAACAGCGCAATCGTTTGGAGTCCTTAACTATAGTGGACAAATTTTCGATAAAGCAAATATTGATACACCTTTAGTATCAATGTTACCAAGACGTAACACATCATCTGTAGAGTTCGTTGTAAATTCTACTTATGCAAGTGAAAGTGCTTCTATGCCAGAAATTAGTGAAACAGATTCATTAACTGCACCAGAACCAACTTATGTAACACGTGCACAAGAAACAAATGTAGTACAAATTTTCCAATATACTACTGCTGTATCTTATCAAAAACAAGCCAATACAGGAACATTATCAGGGATTAATATTGCTGGACAAGCTAATAACGTCCCTAACGAATTTGACTTCCAAATGGCTCAAAAAACTAAAAAAGCTAGAAAAGATTTAGAATTAACATTAGTTCAATCTACTTATCAAAAAGCAACAACTGATGCCGAAGTAAATAAGACTAGAGGTTTAGTTGAAGCCATCAAAACTACAACTAAAGCTTTAGAAGATAAAGAGTTAGATTATGACAATATTAGTGAAGTATTAAGAGCAATGTCTAAAGCTGGAGCAGACATGAACGGTTTAGTTATCATGTGTGATGCTATCGGTAAAGCACAAATTACTAATAACTTCTCTAAATTACCTGGTTTCTATTTACCACAATCACGTACAGTAGGTGGTATCAATATTGACCAAATCGTTACACCTGCAGGAACAGTAGGGGTAATGCAATATGATAATTTCTTACCAGAAGGTACAGCTTTAATTGTCAATTTAGGTGTGTTATCAATTGTTGAAATGCCTATGTCAAATAAAGGTAACTTTTTCTGGGAACCATTAGCAAAAGCAGGAGCAGGTGACAAAGGTATGTTATATGGTACTGCAGGGTTAGATTATGGACCAGAATGGTATCATGCTAAAATTACAGGAATTTCTACTACTGTAACACCATTAACACCTAGTACTGTAACTAGCGAAGCTTTAAATATTCAAAAATAGGAGGAAATAACCATGTATGATATAGACAAACAAAAATCCAAAGTAAAAATCAAATATCCAGAGGCGAGTGATGCTCAAATCGAATTGGAATTAGATATGGCTAAAGATACTATCAATGACATACGTGGTTATATTCCTACTGATGAACAACCTATTGAGGATAGATACCTTAACTTACAAATAAACATGGTAGTTGAGGCTCTATCTAAATATGGTGCAGAAGGTGAAAAATCTCATAGTGATAATGGGGTATCAAGAGTTTATGATAATGCTTCTCCATATTCCAAGGCGCTATTGAGTAGAATTATTCCGTTAGGAACTTCTTTCAAGTCATGAGAACGCTTGAAAGAGATAAAAAAGCATTATATATTTGTGAGAAGATTAAGGATAGTGACCCTGTTCAATTTAAGCCACCTGTAGAGGTCAAATTGAATGTTGTAGCAACAACAAGTGAAGCTGATATAGTAGCCTTTGGTGACAGCTATAAAGAATATCGTAGAGCTAAAATCTCCGTCAATGAACTTGACAAATTTAATGAGGGGGATAGAGCTTATATCTATGTAGCTCCGCCATTAGTTCATGATGTATTATGTGATACTGCTGATTTTGAAATCAAATCGGTATCTGACAGTATTTCACAAGCTTCAATTTTATTCAAGAGATTGCAAATTGGCAAATAAGGTTAGAACAATTTCTCTTGACAGACAAGAGATAAAGAAAACTATCCAAGACCTTCAAAATATGAAGAAAACGATAAAAGGCTTTCCATCTGATATTGAGTCCATATTGGATGAAGCCGTATTGTATTGTCAATCTTTAACCCCTATTTCAGACGGACAAGGACGGCACCTAGTCTACAATACATATTGGACAAAGACCCCTAGTGGCTATAGAATAGTTCAAGAGGGAGAAAATGTTCTTTATGTAGAGTTTGGTACAGGTCAAGTAGGAAGTGAAACACCCCATGAGTTAGCCAATAAATTAGGTTGGGTGTATGGTATAGGTGAACATATCTTTACCACTAAAGATGGTAAAGTAGGTTGGTTTTTTCCTACCGACAGTACAAGAACCGAGTATCGTTTTACACAAGGTCAAAGAGCTAATATGCAAATGTATAAGACTGCTCAATGGCTTTCTAAAAAATTAAATGTAGAAGTTAAATTGTTTGTAGAGAAGGTGAAACAACAATGGTGAGTATATTAGATGAAATCATGGAAAAGATTAAAAATAGTACATTTACTGTGCCTTTTAAGGATATTAGAGAACCTTATTCTACTAAACAACCTGTATATCCTATGATTACTGTTGAGGAAATTACAAATACTCCACAACAACAAATCAATGGAAAAATCATTAGAACTAATTTGCATTATCGTTTTGAAATTTATGGGAGAGATATTTCTCATGAAGGACAACTGATAAACAAACGTAAATTAGTTACTACATTAGGAAATGAATTAGATACTATTATGAGAGAAACTTATGGTATGAAAATGATAGGTACATATCAAATCTTGCCATATGCCTCTGATAACAGTATTTTACGTTATATCGTTACCTATGGTGGTATCATAGATAATGAAACAATGATTATTTATCAATTATAGGAGGTCAACTGTATGGCACAATTAACGAAAGGTTTAACTTTAGAATGGGTTAAAAATGCTGGTGGTAGTGCACCAACAACTGGTTGGGCAAAAGTACCAGATGTTATCAAAATCCCTTCATTAGTTGGTACACCATCTACACATGATGTTACGACTATTTATGATAACATGAAAGTGTATATCGAAGGTTTAACTGACAACGGAGGTACATTAGGTTTCAGTGTCAACTTCACACCAGAAGTATTTGCAGAAGTTGGAAAAATTCAAACTGAACAAGCTAAAGATGACGTATGGTTTAGAGTAGGTATGCCTAAACCATTAAACAAAGCCTATGTATTTAGAGGTACAGCTTCAATTTTAGCAAATGATGAATGGACACCAGACAATCCAATGCAAGGTACTTTAAATCTTACTGCTACTTCAAGTGTAGAATTGACAGATTATACGCCAGGTGAATAAAATATCAAACAGGAGGACATGACATGAGTTACATTGATGTAGAAAGAACTATTGGTGATGAAACCAAAACAATTAGATTAGAATATGATAGAGCGTCTATCGTAGAAATGGAAAAGATGGGTTACAATGCAGTCAACCCTTCTGAAAAATTATATACTAACTTTGAAATTTTAATTTATGGTGGTATGCTTAAACATCAACCTAAAACAACATGGAAAGATGCTATTGATTTTGCAGAGTTCATGAAAGAAGAATATGGTATGATGGAAGTAATCGAAAACCTAAATGAAATGGTAAATGAAGTTTTTATATTAGAGGGAAAGACAGGAAAAAAACTAATTCGCAAAGGGAAGTAGAAGAAACTGAAAAACCCTCATATGAAAATGCGAGTGAATTATTTAATGAACTGTTCACTCAATCTATTATTATTGATATGCCCTATGATTTATTTTGGCATGGTGAACCATCACTATACTACAACTATCTTGATGCTTATGAACAAAAATTAGAGGATAAAGAAAAGGCATTTGTTCATAAAGAGAATTGGAAAGCATGGTTGCAAGGATTGTATATAGACCACGCTCTAGCTTGTAATCAACTTTTTAAGAAACAACCTTACTTTAAAGAACCTTTAAAATTTGATGATAAGGAAGTTGAAGAACAAGAAGAAATTAAAGATAGTGATGAATTAACTAAAGTCGAAGAACAACAAGCTATAGCACAGTTTATGGCTTTTGGACAATTAGTAGAAGCAATGAATAATAAACGTAAAGAGAACGGTAACTAAATCGTTCTCTATTTTATTTTTAGAAAGGAGTGGACTGAATGGCAGAGGTAGATAAATTAACATTAGAGATTGAAGATAAAGCTAGTAAATCTACTGATGGAATAGATACTCTTATTACTAAATTAGAAAAATTAGAAAAACAAATGGATGGCACAATCCCTAAAATGCAAAAATTAGCAAATAGTTTTGGGGGATTGAATACAACTACTAAAAAAGCACCAAATTTGACACCTAGTCAGCAACAAGGTACTGATATGTCAAATACATCCGCTTTGAATAAATTGAGCAGAGCGGTCAATTTTACGGCTCTTACCGCAGGTGCTTATAAAGCTGGTCAAGCTTTTTCAAAATTATTAGGAACTGCAAATGATTATATCGAGACCCAAAACCTCTTTGAAGTTGTTATGGGGGACTCAACGAGACAAGCATGGAATTTCGTAGAGTCACTTGAAAGTATCGGTGTCAATCAAGAAGAAGCTATGCGTTATCAAGCATCTTTTTATGATTTAGCAAATTCATTAGGTGTTTCGTCTAAAAATGCCTATACATTATCTACACAATTTACTAAATTAGCATACGACTATGCTTCTTTATATAATAAGGACCCAGATGCTATGTTCCAAAAATTACAAGCTGGTATCACAGGTACTGTAGAACCATTGCGTAGATTAGGTAAGGATGTTTCAGAAGTAAGATTACAAGAAACAGCTAGACGTTTAGGTATTCAAGAAAGTGTTCATGATATGACACAAGCACAAAAAACTGAATTACGTTTCATAGCTATCATGGAACAATCAAAGAGTGCTATGAACGACATGGAGCGTACAATCGACCAACCTGCAAACGCATTAAGAGTATTGAGAGCGCAATTAACTTCTTTAGCTAGGGAGTTAGGCTCTTTATTTATTCCTGCTTTAAGTGCCGTATTACCTTATTTGATTGCATTTGTTAAATTCATAAGAACGATTGTAGCTGAAATCGCAGGCTTCTTTGGAGTAAAATTAAAAGCTATTGATTTTAGTGGAGTCAATTCACAAATCAATAATACTGCCAAAGGTACAGGAGATACAGCGAAAAATCTTAAAAAATCGGCTGATAATGCGAAGAAATTGAAAGATTATATTCTAGGTATTGATGAATTGAATGTATTGAATGATGATGGTACTGTAAGTCGTGACACAGGAGCAAGTGGTAGCGGTTCTGGTGGAGGAGTAGGAGATTTAGGACTAGATTTAAGCAAATATGGATATGATGATTTACTTAAAAATATCAATTCAAAAGCAAACCAAATTTATGAGACATTCATGAAATGGAAAAAGCCTTTAATGATTATAGCTGGTATTTTAGCAGGACTCTGGACGATAGGTAAAATCACTAACTTTATTAGAGCATTAAAAGGTGTTCAAACAACATCCAACTTTGTAGCAGGTTTACAAGGTATTGGCGGATTGGCAAGAGCGTTCTTTAACCTAGCAGGCTCAGGTGGTATATTAGGTACAGTAGCTACAGCTTTTGTGGGACTAGGAGATACAATTCTTACTTCTATGGGAGTTATCACAGGTAGTACATTGGTTGCAGGACTTACAGGTTTAGGTGTTGTATTAGCAGGAGTTGCCGTAGCAGGAGTTGCCGTCCATGAAGGTATGAAACCTGCGGTAGATACTGTAGATGAATTCAGTAATGGAGTTTACAAAGTAAGTGAAACTACAAAATCAAAATTAGAACCTGTCGTTCAAGAATGGGAAAACGCAGGTAAGAGATTAGCTAAAATTGATTTCAAAGGTATTATTACTGATAAGGATATTAGCTATTTGACTAAACAAGCCACAAAAATGAAAGAAGCGGTTTTAAATGAATTGAGTAGTGATAGAAACAGTGAATTGAAAGACCTTGATATGATGAAAGGTTTAAAAACTGTAACAGCCGAAGAATATACTGAAATGTTGAATTCTACTAATACTTACTATGATGAAACTCAAAAGAAAGTAGATGACACTTACGCTCGTATTAGTGAAATTACAGCAAAATACAAAGGTAAGAATATGCCTATGACACAAGAGGATTTAAACGAGTTACAAAGTTTATACGACCAATTAGGAGAAATAGGTGTAACTGCTATGAGTGAAAGTGAACAAGAACAAACATTTATTCTCAATAGATTGAAATATAATCAAAAACAACTTACAATAGAAGCAGGTAGTGAAATGCTTGTAGAAGCAAAGAAAAACCATAAGAAATCTATTGAAGAAGCAGACCAATGGCATGCAGACCAATTAGCATCCCTTGAAAAGAGATATACCAATGGTAATGGTATGACTAAAGAAGAATACGAAAAACAAAAAGGTATTATTGATAAGGCATACCAAGAACAAATCGCCAATGCTGATGCTTCTTATAACGACATCAATACAAGAGTTAAAAATAAGTTAGGTGAACAATACGGTTATATTGATGAAAGCACAGGCAAAATCAAAACCAAATGGCAAATTGCATGGGACAAAATGTGGGGTGTAGTAAGTACAGTTACAGGCGCTATTACAAGTGGTGTTAGTGATTTTGCAGGCGGTATATGGGGTATATTTACAGGCTTATATGATAGCATTATAGGTTTCCAAAAATGGTTTGATAGGAAAGTCAAAGAAATTTTTGGTGGATTAGGCAAATATGCTAAACAATTCAAATGGAATAACCCTAGCACATGGATTTCATGGAGCAGTATGGGTCCTGATACGGGAGTAGACGTTCCTGTAACTTACTACGGTACTAATTCTATGCAAAATCCAACAGTTACAGCTTTTGCTAGAGGTGGTTTCGTTCCTGCCAATGCAAGTTTCGTATCACCTAGTCAAAGCCTATGGACGGCTGGGGAAGCTGGAAAAGAAATCGTAGGAAGCTATCAAGGCAAGACTACAGTTATGCCACTTGAAAATACAAGTTTCGTTCAATCAATGAAAGAAGCTGTTCGTGAAGGTGTGATTTATGCTATGAGAGAAGCAAATAGAGAAAATCCTATAAGGGTTGAAAACAAAGTATATCTTGACAGTAGAGAAATCAAAAGTGCTAACAATACGCAAGATGTCATTCAATCTAATGGATTTATCAAAAGAAGATAGGAGGAATGGTTATGAGCACACCCTTTATTAAAATAAATGGAGTGCCTCTACCTGCCCCTAAACAAGGTTTAGAATACACAGTTACTACAACTGTCGACTCTGGCCGTAACGCTAATGCACAAGTTACAGGTAGTAAGGTAGGTAGAGACCAATTAAAATTGAGCAATTTAGAATGGGCACATTTGGATGCCCAAACATGGAGTAGAGCATTAAGAGAATTTGAAAAATTCAAGTGTTATATTGAAGTCATAGACCCCGTTACCCTTACATGGATTGGTCGTTATTTCTATCCTGGTGATAGAACATTTACGCTTTGGAAAGTAGATAAAGAAACGGGTATGCCATTGGAATATATAGATTGTAAATGTAACTTGATTGATATGGGGTATTAAATATGAAAGAAGCAAGTCAAAAATTTATAAGTGAAATGAACGAACCATTTAAAAACAAATGGCTTGTTAAAGTAATGATAGGGGCGGTAAACAATACATTACAATCCTTCGGTAACATAACTACTGATGAAGAATTGAATTCTTTATCTTCACCTATCAATGATTTACTTTCAAATAAAACATATACTCCTATTGCTTTATTTGAAAGAGAAACTACATTAGCTGATGGTACACCTATATTTTATTCTAAAGAGAATTATAGTGGAGTTGCATTTAAGAGAGAAATCAATAAAGACACATCTATTACTTTTAAATATTCTATTGATGAAAGTTATGTTGATAGAACTGTTGATGAATTAATTCTTGATTTTGATGTCAACTATCCTAAAACTATTAAAATAAAATATGACACTAAAGCATCACCTTATTATGGAACATTGACTTTTGAAAATGAAGGATATAGATTTCAAGCCAAAGAGTCTTTTAAAGATATTACTTATTTAGAAATTACAATGAGTGATTTTGCAAATGATAAAATGCTTATTATGAGATCCATGTCTTTTGGAGAAGTTTTGATTTATGACAATGAAGATTTAACAGATGGAAATGCTTTATCTTATAGTGAAGCCACTTTCTTTAAAAGTGATGAATTACCTTATAAGAAAGCCAATATTGTTATCAACAATCAAAATGATAGATTTAATATTGAAAACCCAGATAATGAATTGAAATTGCTTGATAAAGGTCAAACAGTATATTTTATGGTGGGGTATGAATTTTCAGATGGAACACAAGAATATGTTCAAGGGCAAAAACTTATTCTTGACAGTTGGACAGTAGACGAGCAACATTTAACATTGAACGTTATAGATAAATTAAATTGTATTAATGATAGTGTAGACATTGACAGTATAAATGTGAATATGAGCTATCGTAAATATCTGAATAGAGTATTGTCAGAAGGATATGAAGATATATTTGATTTAAGAACATATGATAAATTCATTCCACAAGGTTTCCCTGTAATCTATAAAGGGTACAGAAAAGAAGCCTTATTAATGATGGCTAATGCCTTTCAAGAAATATTGACTATTGACACCGAAGATAAGATACATTCCAAAGGCTCATTTACTCAACTAGATATGCCGTTAAATGTAAATATGGCTGATATATCAAATGAAAACAGTTTGATTGATTATTATGATACTGATGAAAACCAATGGAGAAATTATGCTACGTTTGAAAAAGATTATGTAAAAGCAGATGGTAGCTTTGTATTTCCTATGAAAAACAGTAATGAATTTACAGGATTGATAGGCAATCAAATGTGTGATGAAGATGGGAATATTGAAGAAAATATGTCATTTAGATTAGCTTTTTGGAACAGACCACCAGAATATTTCTCAATGGTATTTGTTCATAGACATACTCCTCAAAGTTACAAATATAAGATATTAAATCCCAATACAGGGAAGTCTTATTATGAAAGTAATGAATTGTATCATGACGTTAGGGAAACTGACACAATCGTGTTAAATCTTAAAAATGATATTCCTAATTTTGACAATTTAGATTTATGTTCTATAGAAGTCACATTCTTATCGGTGAATTGGACAGTGCCTTACAATACAATTCATTTAAAATACGTTAAAATGGAAAATATGAACGCATATGAGTTGAATGAAAATCAATATGTGGATTATTACCCTCATGTTGAAATTCAAACTCCTATTAGAAATATGATTATCAAGGTAGACAAATATCAACCTGAACAACAAAGAGGGAAGATATTTGAACAAACTGTTACATTCCCTTCTCTAGGCTCTAGTGTAGAAGTAGAAATCAATTCACCATGTTTTGACATAGGAACAGGAAACCAATGGGACGTAGGATTTAATGAAAGTGGTACATTGTCTCTTGACAATGGGGAAGTGACAGTTTCGGCGATAAGTGGTAGAATTAAACATGTAAGATTAACTCTTAAATCTAATGCTAGTAGTTTAACTCAACCTATCACATTATATGCCGTAGGCTCTCAAACTATTTCAACACAAGATGAATACCAATTAGCTAAAGTAGGAGATACATTAGAAATGTCCAATAATCTATTGCCTATGGCTTATGGAGGGGCATGGACAAGTGACATAGCTGAATGGTATGCTAGAGAAGAAGTAAAAGATAAATTGTATTCTTTCAACTATATGGGAAATCCTATATTGGAAACAGGAGATAACATCAAAATTCTAAACAAATTAGGTGATGAAATCATCATTAGAATTGAGAAGCATGAGTTGACGTTTAGTGCAGGAGGATTAAGAGGTTATATAGAAGGGAGAAAGATATAATGGCTAATATGATACCACCAGAAGCTAATTGGACAGCTTCTAGCTATATTAACGCTGATGATTATAATAATTTTTGTGTTCATATATATTATATATCTCAAGAATTGGACGCATTTTTTCCTATAGGCGATAAATTCGACGATATGGATACAAGTCATAACAACGAAAACCCTCCTACTGTTTCTTACAATGATTTTCCTACACCAGACAGATGGAATTTGATTGAAGATAAGATTGAGTTATTAGACAATCTTACGGGTAACATTGTAGGGATAGGAGAAAAGAAAACATTTCAAGAGGGAGACAAATATATTGACTATATTGAATTGAATAGATTGACAAATGCTATTAGAGGGTTTTATAATTTAATGGAACAATTATGGAATGGTAGAACTGAATTGCCATTTACTTTAGGAAATTATGGAGGTTTTGAAGTATGAGTTTAAAAACTAATTATAAAGACGAAATGTTAAAAAGTGGAGAGCAGAGAAGATATAATTTAGTGGCTAGTAATGGTTCCACTCTTTATTCCAATGTTAGATTAGAAAAAGCCTATACACCACAGGTTGAAGGCGACAGATTTAGTGCCAAAGACATTAATGATACAAACAAAGCCATCAACGATATAAACGATAGTATGAAATATTCTTTATCGGCTGAACAATATACAGGTCAAAGATGGCTAAATGGGGAAAAGATATATCGTAAAATCATAACATGGAATAATATAACATCCGGTGTTAAAAATGTAGCGCATGGTATCAGTAATATTAAAGAATTTGTCAATTATGATGTAACTCTAAATGGTAATAAGACATTGTATAAATTACCTATTGTTTATTATTCAAATGCCGATTCTGGTACATTCTATGATATATATGCTAGAATTAATAATACTAATATTGAAATTATTAGTAATTCAAATTGGTCTAATTATAAAGTAACAGCTATCCTATATTATACTAAAACAGTGGATGAATAGGAGGTGTAGTTTCTATGGACGATGCGACAATTTCATGGACAGTTATTCTATCTTTGGCAACTATCGTAGGACTATTCTTCACAGTTGGGAAGCCTATCATTAATCTTAATTCTACAATTACTGAATTGATTACTCGTCTTAAACGTATGGAGCATGATTTAGATAAATTTAAAGTTCACAATCATGAGGCGCATAAGAAACTCCATGATAGAATAGATGAAGTAGAAGATGATGTAAATGGTATCAAGCAAGACGTAGAAAATATTAAAAGAGACGTGATTATGATTACTAAATAAAAAGCACCTTTACATGGGTGCTTTTTAGGTGCTATAATACAAATATGGAAAGGAGGTATTTATATGTTAAAGTTAACAAACAAAACATATGATATTCTTAAATATATCGCCCAATATGTACTACCAGCTTGTGGTACTTTATATTTTGCTCTAGCAGGTATCTGGAATTTACCATATGGTGAACAAATCGTAGGTACTATCACAGCCATAGATACATTTTTAGGAGTGTTATTAGGAATTAGCACAAATACCTATAATAAAAAATAAAGGAGAAATTTTATGAGTAATATTGAAAAAGCTGTCTCATTCATGATTGACATTGCAAAAGATGATAGCCATGGATATGACCAAATCCATAGAACAGGTGGAACTGATTATGATTGTTCTTCATTAGTAGGTACTGCATTAAACCAAGCAGGATTTAATGTCAAGAAGTCGTCTACTACTAGAACATTGAGAGCGCAATTATTAGCTTGTGGATTTAAAACTGTTTCAGTAGGCGGTGCTCGTAAACGTGGTGACATTTTCTTAAAAGAAGGACACCATGTCGTTATGTGTACAGATGCAAACAATATCGTCCACGCATCTATCAATGAAAAAGGAAAGACAACAGGTGGTAAACCAGGGGACCAAACAGGCAAGGAAATCTGTGTTAGAAGTTTCTACAATTACAAAGGTGGTTGGGATTATCATTTTAGATTTAGTGATGCTATCTCAACTCAACCAACAACTAAACCTAGCACAACTCCTAAAAATGATTTAGTCGCTTTAGGACAACAACATACTATCAACTATACAGGACATAGTATTACAGTTGACGGTATTAACGGTAGAAATACAAAAGCTAATATTGTTAGATGTTTTCAAGTAGCTATGAACCATGATTATGGTAGTAGACTAAAAGTTGATGGTGCTTGTGGCAAAAACACAATCAATGCTCTAGGGAAACATTATGTTAAATATGGTGAAACCCAAGAAATGGTAAGAGCGGTACAAGTTGCTTTATACTGTTATGGTTTCAATCCTGGTAAAACTGATGCAATATTTGGTGACAACACTAAATTAGCTGTTTTACAGTTCCAAAGAGCTAAAGGATTGACTGCTGATGGTATCGCAGGTAAGAATACAATCAAGGCTTTAATGGGAATATAAGTTAAAAGAAAGATGGGTAATTGTTATGAAAAACAAAATATTATATAAGCGTTCTTTGCGAACGTGTATCATTATGTTAGTAGTATGTATCGTGTTTAAGTTATTCGGTGTAAAATGGTTTGACTTGAACACGAGCATACCAATATTACAAAAGTTAGATAATCTAATAAGTAATAATTTGATATTATCATTTGTCTTTACATTGATAATTAAGAATATCAATGGAATACTGATATTTTCTATAATTAGTAAAAATATGAAATTCGCTTTGAAACATTTGAAATTAATAATTTTATCCAATATTTTAAATATTTGTGTATGTTATTTCATGGGAGAATGTATTTCTTTCATTATTGATATAATATTTATATTGATTATTGGTTGCAAAGTGTTAAATATTAATTTTAAAGAAACATTATTGTGTATTCCACTGAATATAATTTATCAAATGATTTCATTATTTATTAGAAATATTAGTTTAGGATTTAGATACTATTGATTTATAGAAAATCAATTATTGTGTCTAGATTATTATATCTTACTATTAATAACTTATTTATTCTTAAATAAAGGAGGGTATACATTATGTGGGGAAATCCATCATATTTTTTCTTTCCTAGTCACAAAGCTATGGAAAAAGCATTCAAAAAATTATTCAGAAAATAAAGGAGACAATTAAGATGGGTAAACGTGAAAAAGTGATGTTTACGATATTCGTAGTCATTGTTCAAGTTTTACAGTTTCTATTAGTTTACTCAATAGCATGGTTGAATAACCGAACTATTGAGTTTTTATTTATATTTTTCAGTTTTCAAATGAATAGAATGGTATTCGGTAAATCTTATCATGCGGATAGCTTATCTAAATGTACATTGATTACATTAGTAACATTCTATCTATTAATCAAAGGAGTTATTCCTTTAAATATATCATTATTTGCCACTCCTCTCTTTGGAGTATATCTATCATACGTACTGAACATTATACAGGAATTGATAGACAATCAAGAAGTTCCTAAACCATTCGTAAAGAAGAGATTGAGAGAACAAATCATAGAGATACTAGGAGAAGACTTAAGTGAAGAACACATAAATGAAATTTGTAGAGCGAAAGGCATCAATCCTAAAGTAGCTGAAACTGTTTATCTTTATATTGACAATTCAAAAGATGAAGTAGCGGATATATTGGATATTCAAGGTACAACAGTTATTAGGAGATTGAAAAAGTTTATAGAAAAAGCGACTTTAAAATAAGTCGCTTTTATTGTATAATTTGAATGAGGTGAGTTTATATGATAAAAACAATCAAGATTTACGATGATAAAAGCGTTTATCCTTCAGATTTAATTATTGGTAACGAAGGCGAAAAAGGTGTGAATACTTTAAATTTCGATATAGAAACAAATATCCCATCTATGAAATGGTATTTAATTTTTGATAACAAAGCTTATCCTATCAATAATAACAAATTAGTAGTTAATGAAACTATGACAATTAAAGGAGTGCATATTTGTTATGTTGTTGGTAGCGATGCTAGACCCGGTCAAAAAATCAATGAAGGAACATTATATTTTAGAACAAATAAAATTATTATGAGAGTAGGTGAATAGACATGGATTTAGATAATATTATTGTACCAGATGATATTTCGGTACAAAGTAATGAAGAAAGAATTGTAATTGACCCAATTACAAGGGTTATCAATATTCCAGAAGATTATATAATCGGTGTTGAAAGTGATGAAAAATCAGATAGAATGTATTTTCAATGTCCTAAAATTGTAGGTGACAATGTAGATTTAAGCAAATTGAAACTATATGTCAATTTTGAAAATGCAAATAAAGAAAGAGATAATTATTTTGTTGATGATGTTACTGTAAATGAAGGAAATATTTTATTCTCATGGCTATTCAGTAGAAAAGTAACAAAATACAAGGGTGATGTTAAATTCATTGTATGTGCTAAAAAATCAGAAGATAATCTTACATTAGAATGGAATACTACGGTAGCTAAAGGACTTTCATTAGAAGGTATCGAAGTCGAATTAAGTGACAAAGAACAATTGATTGCTAGTGATTATTTAATTCAATTAGAAAAAGAATTATCAGCATTGGCTGAAAGCGAAAATAACCGATTGCTTACTACGTCAAGTAATCAAATCACAAACATCACAAATAAAGGCTCTGAATAAGTCCAATTAGTGGAAAATACAGCCAAAAAAGCTTTAGATAGTATTCCATCTACTTATACAGATTTACAGAAACAAGTTAATGAAGTAGAAGACCGTGAGTTAAAGGATGCAAATGGTATTACTCAAGAATTGACTATTACGGATGGTTATGCTCAATTAACAGATACTGCTACAAAGAGATTAAATAGTTTAGTTATTAAAGGTAACAGTTATCAACTTAATACAAGTGGTAAGAATTTATTATTAATATACAAACAAACACAAACTGTAAATGGTATCACTTTGACATATGATAATGACAATAAAGTAGTCATCGCAAATGGAACAGCAACCTCATGGACAAATATAGCTCTTGGAGTATTTGATTTCAAGAAAGGCATAACTTATAAGTTTGTAGGATGCCCTAAAGGTGGTAGTGTTGACACATTATATCATATCGAGCCTGACGGGGGATTGTTTTTTGACATTGGCAATGGCGCAACTTACACGCCATCTGAAGATAAGTTAAACACACTTATTTATTTTGTTGTAACTAAAGGTGTCGTATTAAATAATTTGGTTATTAAGCCAATGATTACAACAGATTTAAACGTAACATATGATGATTATGAGCCATATACAGGTGGCAAACCTTCTCCTTCACCTGAATATCCGCAAGAGATTAAAGCGGTTAGCAAATTAAGTGGAGCGTTTTATTCAAAAAACTTATTTGATTTTAACATCATAAAGGATAGTAATATTATAAGAGGTACAGCAGTTTGGACAAATAATTCTGTTACGATAACTTCCAATGCAAGTGATTGCTATACAGAATCATATAGTAAAAAAAACTACATTAAAGTTAAGCCAAATACGACTTATACATTATTGTTTAAGCGAGATAAAAGCGTACAAGGTACTATCTACATTTTTGAAAAAAAGAATTATGATGACTCTATCTATTATGATACAAGTTCTAACACATCAAGTGATTTAAAAAAAGCATGGACTTTTACAACAAAATCTTCTACTAATTATTTAGCTTTTAGATTAGGTATTTATCAAAGTGGTCAAACTTGTACTTTTAGTGAAATTATGTTGGTAGAAGGTAGTCATACTTGGGATAATATTTCTTATGAAAATGACAAGCAATCGTTATTAAATTACACTCTTCAAAATCCACTTTATAAGTTAGGTGACGTATATGATTACATTGATTTAAATAGAGGTAAGATTGTAAGAAACATTGGTGTTGTAACTTTTGATGGAAGTGATGATGAAGATATAATATTAGACCCTCCTAGTGGTTCCCGTCGTGTTTATTTGTACATATTTCACAATTCTATTCTATCGATAGAACATATAAACCCCTATTGTAAAAGCAATATGTTTAAATTTACAAATCTATGGGCTAACGGTGTACTGTCACATAACCGTCTTTTTTATGTTTCAAATACTAATATTTACGTTTCGTATAATGAGATTACGTCTTTAAATGATTTTAAAACATGGCTCAATAAAAACCCAATTACTGTAGTTTATCAACTTGCAACACCTACAGAAGAAGATATACCAACTGAACTTTTAACTCAATTAAAACAATTACAAACATATTCAGGTAAAACAAATATTTCATTTGAAGCAAGTGATGTCTACCCCACTATTGACCTAGAATATATTAAAGATACTAAAAAATATATTGAAAGTAAAGAAGAACTTGACAATCAAAGCATCATTGATATTGATTATAGAGTTACTTGTTTAGAATTAGATATGGAGGAACAATAATATGACTATTTATGACAGATTGAAAAAAGGAATTAATTCTAGAATTAATAAAGGTTTATTAGATGATTTTTATGTTGAAAAAACTAAAAATCAATTAGACGTTTTCTTCTATAGCGACCGCATCACACAGGAACAATATAAAGAATTAATGGACTTAATTAATTCACATTTAAAGATAAACATTAAAAGAGCTTAAAAAGCTCTTTTTATTTTAGAAATGATACTAAAAAGATACTACATTCCATTTTAAAAAGTGTTATATTAATAGTCGAGGAGGGGATGAACATGAATAATTATTATAATCCCATGCAATCTAGAGTTGACTCGTTGATGCAACAAAAAGCTATGATTGAACAACAATTACAATCATTACAGCAAATGAATGTTCCCAACATTAATATCAACAACATCCCATCAAATCCTACACCGTCAAATTTTGACTTCAATGGTAAATGGGTAGATGGAGAAGAACAAGCAAGAAATGTAGCAAATAACAATCTTCCACTAATATTGTTTGATAACAACAATCCTGTTTTCTATATGAAAAATATGGATGGCGCTTTCAAGAAATTCAAATTTGAAGAAATCAAAGAAGAAAAAGTTGAAAATACAAACAACGAACGTATGGATATGTTAGAAGCTAAAATGGACACCATTTTAAAGGCATTACAAGGCGAACCTCAACAAGTACAACAAAATGTACCTAGTGAACAAAAACCTCCTCAAAACGCAAGAAAAGGGGGCAAAACAAATGGCTAACCCTTTAAAGTCTTTCATGGGTGGAGGTACAAATCCATTGGGAAGTATGATGAACCCTCAAAATATGCTCATGAATATGCTAAAACAGCGTAACCCTCAAATGTTCAGCCAAATAAATCAAATGATGAACAGTGGAGTCAATCCAAATGATTTCATGAAACAAATGGGAGTTACACCTCAACAAATGGAAATGGCTAAACAACAGGCTAAAAAGATGTTCGGTAACAACATTAAATTTTAATGTAGTTATAAATATATTATAGAAAAGGAGAGAGGTCTTATAACAGATGCAGGAATGGGTATTCAACCTACTTACAATCTAGCTGAAAGAGACAATGATGGTTTCGGTAATGGTTTTGGTGCATGGTTCTGGGTTATCCTAATCTTATTATTTTGTAATAATGGTTGGGGTAACAATAATATCGCTAATGACACATTGCTTGATGATGAATTCATTAAACGTGATATTTTTAATACTAACCAAAACGTTTCTAACTCTGCTTGTCAAACTCAACGTGATGTATTGGAAAGTCGCTATACTACTCAATTAGGTATGCAAAACCTACAAGCTAGTCAACAAGAATGTTGCTGTGCAACTCAACGTGCAATTGACAACGTAGTAGCACAAGATTATAAAAACACTTGTGAAATTACTACAGCAATCCATGCTGAAGGTGAAGCAACTAGAGCCTTAATCAATGCTAACACAATGCAAGAATTAAGAGATAGATTAGCCGATAGAGATAGAGATTTATTAACTGCTAATTTCCAATTATCTCAACAAGCACAATCAGCTAACATTATCAGTACATTACAACCTACACCTAAGCCAGCATATCTTACTTGCTCACCATATTATGCTTATAATAGCGGTGCTTGTTTCGGTAATGGTTGCGGATGCAATGGAACAACTTTATAATCTAGTCGCATGGCGATATTAGGTTTTATCAAACCTTTGGATTTAAACATTAAAAAGAATAGTTCAAAGGAACTGTTCTTTTTATTTTAGAAAGGAGAATTTATATGATTAATAGTATTGGAGTGGCTAGTCAAACAGTAGCCGTAGGACAAAACGTATTATTCCCAACGGATAGAGTAAGAACACGTTCTTGTCAATGTGCTTGTAAAGGATGGTTGGCACATGATTTAGGAAGTGGTTTATTTACTTTAACTAAACCAGGTATTTATGAGGTAGAATATAGTGCTAACATCACATCTGCTACACTAGGCGAAGCTTCATTAGATTTAGAACTAGATGGTGAAATCATTGGTGGAACTAGAAGTATCTATACAGTAGCTACAGCGAGTGCATTAGGAAACGTAGATGGTAGTACATTAGTACAAGTACCATGTGGTGCTTCATACGTTATTTCATTGGGAAATAATTCAGCTTTACCTTTAACTGTTCAAGACGCAAATATCATTATCAAGAAGATTGCATAATGAATGAAAATTTAGATTTTCTAGACGCTATCACTCTTGCTTCTTTTATTCTTCAAGTACAAAACAATGATGAACTTCATAAACAAGCAAGTAATGATGAAGTCATAGAAAATCTTCATAATGATATTATGTCTTTAATGATTGAAAACAGACAGTTATCTAAAAAGATAATAGAACAGAACGAAGAAATCATTAAATTGTTGAAGGAGGGTAAATTATGAGTATGAAACATATGTATCAACAAGCAATGAACCATCCAGAAGTAATTGAAAAAATGATGGAGGACTTTGATATTGTCATGGATATTATCAAAGTGGAACACCCAGAGCGTTATCGAGATATTAAAACAAATCTTTATATTTTAGTAAATGGGTATCATTTTGACGAGGACACATTGAATGACATTTATGAAGATATGGTAAATGATGATGGCTCAAGAGTTCCTAAATGGAGTGTAGAAGAAACAAACTCGGTAGCACGTAGTAATGGTATCTCTTTTAGGGACTTCAACGAATACGATTGGAATTATGCCATGAATATGATATATAGTGATTATTGCGAAGTGCTAGGAGATAATGTAACATCCTATGTCCGTATGGCGCACAAGTTCTTGAACGACAAAGATGCCCCAGATGGCAAAGCTTTAAGATATGCAATGTGCATGAAAAAAGACTACAAATAAATGTAGTCTTTTTGCATATTCGCAACCAAAATGTTTTAACGGAGAAGTGAGAGGTGATGGGTGGGACCTCTCACATATATTATTCTAACATACATATTTATTGTTGTAAACATCATTTAGCAATTTTTTTATTTGTTCAAAATCATTTGTAATGATTGCTATCCCCCCTGCATTATTAATCTTTCTACATTCTATTTCCTGTTGTTTACTTGGTCGTCCTGTTCCATCTTCTCTTTTAAGTTCTAAACCTATCAATCTTCCATTGATGCATACCAGTATATCTGGTACTCCACTTCTTTGTGAAGCGTTACCACCGATATTTAAAAACCACGCTTTTTCTTTAAACGTGGTTTTAATATATGTTTCAACCTTCTTGACTAGGTTTGACTCTAAAGGCGACCTATTAAAGGTCATCTTCTTCATCTTCTACTTCCTCAACAGTTTCTTCATCTGCTAATCTAACAATTTTTTTAATGTTGGCATAAACATATCCGTTTTCATTATCTTTAGGGTCTGAATGTTTGACTTCACACACTAAATTTTTGCCTACTAATTTTGGTAAATCTTTAGATAATGAGAAGTCTTCTAAAGAACTGTCTCCTAAAGCTGTTCTTGCTAAAATTGAGAACAATACTAAACCAATAGGATTTTTATCTGTTTTCTTTAATTTTTTATTTAAGTCATAAGTTTGTTTGATTGTTCCACCGTTTGCATGAGTGAATACTACTTCGATTTTAGATGGTTTTGCTTTAGGCATTGCCTTTGCACTTGTAATTCCTAAAACTACATCTTCTCCTGCAGGTACTAATGTAAAACTACTTTCTACTAATTGAATTGTGTCCATAATCTCTAATCTCTCTTTCTCTATTTTTTCTTTCTCAATGTTAATGTTTCTTTTGTTGATTTAATTTCATACTTGTCTAATACTCCGTCAAGTTCCATTGCTTCAACATCATAAGAAACAACTTCTTTAACTGTTTTAGATAATGTATAGTTACCTAAAACTGCTTTTGTATCGTTATCTCCCATTTGTGAAGACAACTGTTCTTTGATACCCTTTTCACAAGCTTCTAATTGTTTTTCTAAATCCGCTAAACCTGTTTCTTTTTTAATGGCATCTATTTTAGCGATAAGTTCATTAGCTTTAGCAACCAAATCGTTATCGTCTAAATCATTTTGAGGTTTTGAAGTTCTTAAAATATCTAAATATTCTTTGTCCTTCACTTCATCAAATACAGGACTGAAACCTGTCTTGATATGTTCATCATACCACTTATTGGCTAATTCAATCAAGCCTTTAATGTTATAATGGTTTGTAGGGATTTCATCCCCTTTTTCTAAAATAACGATTTCCCCATCCGTAGTATCAATGTAAGTTTTATCAACATCATATGTGAATAATTGAGTATTGCTGTCATCTACTACAAAGTTTTGAGGATTGTTATAATCGTTATCCTCTAAGAAAGAAACAATTAAATGAACCCTTTTTGCTCCTTCCAAATACGCATATTCCAAAGCTTGACATAAATAATAAACAGGTGGATTGTCTACCCAATCCTCTGCACGTTTGGTAGTCTTGTATTCAAAAATATCTGATACCTTACCGCTAGGACGAACAAGTTTACTATCCCACATACCACCGTAAATTTTTTCATTAGGATAGAAGTCATATTTGACCTCACTATATCTGTTACCGAAAAATTCTTCTGGTGATAATACGTTTTCACTAATTTGTTCTTTAGTCCATTTAATTTGTTTTGGTTCAATAGCTTTACCAGCTAAAGTATAAATCGTATCTTCAAATGGAGGTCTAGCGCATTTAGTAATTTCACACCACATTTGAAATGGAGTATTCCATTTATTCAATCCTAAAATACCTGCTAGACGAGTACCTGTAACTTTTAATTTACTTCTTGGTTCTCCATCTACTAAAATAATTCTTTTCCCATCTTCACTGTATTTCCAATCTAACATTTTTATTCTCCTCTATCTTCCATAATTTCTATACCATAATTTATACATGCATCATACTCAACGACACACCCTCTATAACTCATCCAATCGCCTATAAATAAAACCAAATCACATTCGCTTAATAATTCTAAAGATTTACCTAACCAATATACACCGCTATTTTTTACATCTTTTGGTTCATCTTCTGTAAAATAACTTTCAGCTACTTCAAAACCTTCATTTAATCTACGTGATAATCTTTCAATAGCTTTATCTCTTGCTTCTATAATTTCATCTTGCGTTTTGCCATTCATTGGTTGACTTACAAATAATCTTCTCATAATCATTTGAGAGTTGGGGGTTATTCAACCCCTAACTCGTCCGCCTTTTCTTCAATCTTTGTCATCATAGAAACTGCTTTTGTTTTAGTTAAAGCCATTTCGCCTTTTTTGAATTTTTCAAGGTTAGTTAAAGTTTTTTCGCCATATCCTGGTTTCTTTTCTTGACATTTCTTAATCAAGTCAATCATTTCATCTACATAAGCCATTGTTGGTTGGTCGTTGTTTACGACTTCTTGTTTAGCTTCTTCTCTTTCTTCCTTTGTTGGAGGAGGTGTAGGTTTAGATTTTTTAGGCTCATCCTTTGTTACATTTAAAGGTTTTTCTTCTGCTTTTTTATCTTCTTTAGCTGACTCTGGGTCGATTTCATCTTGTGTTTCTGGTAACAAGAAGTTATTTAACACAAAGTATTTGATAGCCATTGTTTCAGCTTTATAAATACCTTTATCTAAATTATCACTGCCTTCCGCAATAATTGGATAATCTTCAAACTCACCTGTATCTGGGTCAATTAGACTCATATTCCCTTGAATAGTAATCAAGTTCATATTTCTAGTTTTTTCAAGAGGTGTAAATAATCTATTTACGATAGATAATTTATAAATCAATCCAACTTCTCTACATCCTTGTCCTAATACTTTACGATAGTAAGCTGACTTGATGTATTCATATCCTTGTGCATCATTGTACCCATCTGTAATATAAGGTTGTTTTGCTAAATATAGACCTAAATCAAAAATCTTTTTGTATAGAGCAGGTCTTGGCTCTAATTTTGTTTTAGCTACTGCCATTTTCTTTTTCTCCTTTGTTTTCTTATTTTTTTTAATGCCTAGAAAATCATTTATTCTTTTCTTTGCAAGATTAATATACCACTCTTTATCAATAGTGTCAATAGTAATTTTACAAGAATTGTCTATAAGTGCATGTTGAGGACAATTTTGGATTGTGTCTTTTCTCATAAAGAAATCTCCCTTTTCGTCCGTTTCCCATACTCTCTTATAAGTTTTCTTTCCTTTTTGATTGATATAATATCTTGCCCATTTTTCCTCAAAGTCTACTTCTTGGAACAATTCTTTACTCAAATATGTTTTCTTCACTTTTTTAACCGCACCTAGAGTTTCATTTTTAACTGCATAGATACGATTTACTCTTTGTACTTCTATTTCTTCACCATTCACATAATGAACTGTCTTATCGTAACTACCTCCTGTTTTTCCAATTAATTGAAATTGGAAAGGGTCATTACAAGCATTGATAGTATCTTCTACAGGTACATCATTGATAAAATAGTCAATGATAGCCTTTGCTACAATAGAAAATGAGTTATGCTTGAATGATGGTTTATAATCGCTCACATAAGCACCTTTTACTTTCAATGAACCATCTTCTTTTTCAAGGATATAATTATTCACATCTTTAATAATATAACGCTTGATACCTTCAACTTCCAACTCTAGACGTGTTCTCTTTTGCCATTCATCCATTACCGCATTGGCTATATCCATTTCACTTTCATGAATAATAAAAGCGACACCATCCGTATTCACATTGGTAAGTCTAATTGTATTACATTGTTTACATAACTCAACGCATAAGTCTGTCAATAGTAACTGTCCTGTCACACATACTGAACGACCATTACGTGGGTCGTAGCAATCACTAAACTGTTGTAAGGAAATACCATAAACTGTATTGATAGGTACTTTAAGAGAATTTGCTACTCTCTTGTCATCTCTATGTTTAGCGTCAATACGTTCTTTCTTCATGTTGAAGAATTTGTTAGGGTCTGGTACTGCACGGCTCGTAAGTCCATATTCTTCCATCAATGATGGATATAGGGAAGTTACATCTGCAATCTTTTGAACATGTCCATCTTTGTTTACAATGATTTCATTTTGAACACTCGCATGAACACCTCCCCATGCGAACACCCATTCCAAACCTAAAAAATCAATTTTAAGTTTCTTATTGAAAAGTACCTCCGTAGGGATATTTTCATCAAAAGCTTGGTTAAAGAAGTCCTGCACTTCTTCAGGGATATTATTCCAATTTACAGTATCTGGAAACTGAATATCTCTTTCATCATTAAACTCACATCTTTCAGCACCTAAAGAGATACTCGCTAACTGCCCATTTGTTCGATATAAGGATTCTTCTGGTGTTAAACCTTCTCTCGTACCATTGAATACTTTAGCTTCTAGATAGTCCATTCTTTCGTCAATTAAACATGATGTAGCATCAACATCATGATGACAATAGAATAACATTTCGTCAAATTCTTCTTTAGTCCACGGATGGTCTATTTTGAAATCTACAGTTGACTCTTGAATGTCCATGAGCATATTACCTTCAAGTTCCTTTAAAGATTGTCTTAAAGGCATATCCAACATGAGATCACTGGTAGGTGGTATTTTGATATACGGTTGGTCGAATGGATATGTCCATCCATCTTGATGTTCTTCGATAATATAATCGTTAATATCCTTGATATAATCTGGTGTATAATGATTTAAAACACCTTTAAGGATATAATTATCATAATGTTTATTATTATATCCTACATAGATAAAATCATGCTTATTGATAAAATCCTCAACACCCTGTGGGTCATTGTGAAAATCATAAAATATACCCGTCTGTCTATCTTTGATGCATAGAAGCCAATCGTAAGCTGTAACTTCAAAGTCAAAAGCTACTAATCTACTTTTCCACCCATCATCTTGTTTTCCCATTCTTCAATCTCCTCTTTATAAAAATAAATTCTACCATTTACAGGTAATTTATGATAAGGTAGCCCTTTCATATCTTTCCATCTGTCAAGGGTTCTTTCGCAGATGCCCCAACGTTTCTGTAAATCTTTTTTAGTCAATTTTTCCATTCAAATCATCCTTTCTATGTTTATTGAAATAATTTATATCAAATTCTTTTTTTCTAATTGTATATTTTCCTTTATACAATGTTTTTTCTCTACACGCTCTAGATACTTGCCCACCTGTAGTATCATACTCATACCCTATATCTTTAGGAATTCCTGTATAGACAACGTCTCCTTGTCTGTCAACAACTTCATAAGTTTCTTCTTTAGACGTTGGAGGTTTAAAATAATTTTCAGCTAGGAATGTAATATAAGGACTCGTCTTATATGTACCTCCTAAAGCTTTGTATTCAGATGGTTTAGGTGAACGCATATAAAGTGCATAGAAATCTTCTATGATTTCTAATTGTTTTCTTTTACTCTCAATCACAATATCTCTCCTTCCTTTATTTCATAGAATTTATAAGGCTCAATCTCAATAAAATCATCTATCACGATAAATTTGTATTCACATTTGATTGATAAATAAAGGTCTTTATCATCTACGAGAAACTCTCTTTCAAATTTACCTAAATCCTTACCTTTGTTGTTGATACCAATATATTCGGCTATTTTAGGTTCGTCTAGAATTTTAAAATTATCGTTAGCTTTCAATATATCCAACCACGATTGATAAAGTTTAGAATTAAGACGAATACCATAGAAGCCTTGACTATCTGGTTTCTTTAAATCTGTACCGAATTTCTTTTTGTCATGTGCTATTCTTCTATAGTCTTTGGTTGTAGCAATCTTTAAAGATTGTTTTTGGGTACGACTGTCTGTATAAGGAAGAATTAGTTCACATTGAATATCCTGTTCTTTTCTAAACTCTTTAAGCAATTTGATAGCTTGTTGAGTGTTATTCAAATACCTAAAGTAATCTGAATAAAGCCTGTGCCATGACGGTATCTTAAACGTTCTCTCTATCATTTTCATCATCCTTTCCAGGACATCCAGAAAGAAGCTCATTAGGTATAAAATGCCTTGTACTATCCCCTTTCAATGTAATTTCAATTAATAAAGATTTTTCTCTACATTCTTGTAAATGTTTACAAAAATCACATCTATTGAATTGTTCCATTTTATCACATCCTTTGTCTAAAATTATCTAAAGCGTCAACATTGAAGTCCATTCCTCGAGATACCCTCTCATAAATATCTTCTTCTACAGTATCTTTTGTAATCAACCAATGGTAACTGCATTTGCTAGTTTGTCCATTTCTATGTATACGTGCCATAGCTTGGTCGATAACTGTACTTGATTGGTTTGGCTCATAGAAAATCATATCGCTGGAAGCAAACAAATCTATTCCTGCATTGGCTGAACGATATTGACATACGATAACTTGAACATCCTCGTTCTCTTGAAAATCTTTCCATATCGACTTGTTTCTTTGTTTGCCATCTAATGTTACATAATTAATTTTCTTCTTCTTTAGAAGCTTATGAATTTGAGATAGAGAATAAGTAAATTCGGCAAAGATAACGAGTTTGCCATTTAAACTGTCGATAAGTTCATCTAGCATTTTTATCTTCTCACATTTTAGTTCATGAAGTTCTTGGTAGTCATCTATTACAAAACCACTACATAACTGTCTTAACTTCACAATGACCGACATAGGATTTCCTATGTTCATATCAAATTCTTCTATAAAGTTTTCTAAAGCCTCTTTATACTTTTTCTTTTCTTTTAACTCACAATCAATGATGTTTGGAGGTAACATATCTGGCAAATCAAGACATGACTTCTTATCTATATAATACGCTTTTTCACTTATTTTGTCTAGTAGTTCTTGAACATTTCTATACTTAACTATTATTTTCACATAAGTACCAGGTAGTTGTCTTTGTACAGTATGGTGTGCTAGAAACTCATTATAAGTTCCTAGATAATTAGGAAGAATAAAATCAATTTGAGAATAATAATCTTCATAATGTCCATTGTGCATAGGTGTACCTGTCATAATATACCTGTATTTGCTCATATTTTTAAGTTTATGAATGAATTTAGTACGCTTGGTATTTCTATGTGCAATGCAATGAGACTCGTCTAAAACGATACAATCCCACGCTTTCTCATACTCTTTTCTTCTCCATACAGTATCATAAGATACGACAACTAAATTTTTAAGATGTTTTCTTTTTCTTTTTGGAAATTTTTCAATATCTCTATACCATGAACCTTTAGTTGAAGCAGGACATATAACTAAAGCGTTTTCTATTTCTCTAGCAATAAATAGGTTGCATAAATGACAAAGAACAGGGTAAGTTTTTCCTGTTCCCTGTTCAGCGAATACAGCGAATTGGTCATTATTTGTAAGTAGATGAAGTATTTGTTTTTGGTGTTCAAATAGTTTCATTTTTCATCATCTCCCAATGGCATATAGTTACATGGATAGAAAATACTATCATCAAAACACATCAAACCGTGAAGTCCTTTATTATCCTCAAAACCTATACACCTTGTTGGATGATTTATATATTCTATTTTGATAACAATTTTATGCAACCAATCTACGACAGGCATACCTTTTTTCAAATCTTCAAATTTAAGAGGTTTAGGATTAAAATGTTCTTCAATTAAGTTCCTAATAATTAAACTTTCATTTGTGTTTTCAACACATTTCCAAGGGTTTATTTTAGTATCAAAACATTTGCAATCTTCACACTTTTTATTTCGTTTTGCTCCGCATTGAATACGACATAAAGCCTTTAAACATTCTTCTTCAGTCAACATTATTCATCCCCTCTTTTCATTAACTCTCTTGAAAATGTTTTTAATTCGTTTCTATGCTCTATTAATACACTATCCCAAGGGTCGATATTAGGTATGAAGCTTAAAACAAAGCAGATAGTACGAAGTGTTTCAATTACTTCTATTAGAAGATGTTTGTAGAAGATGATTTTCTTTTTAATCTTCTTCATCTTTCATCAACTCCTCTTTCCATTGCTCTTTTGTAACTGTTGTATTGTCAAAATTATTAATATCCCATTTTTCTAATTCTTCACAAGCTTTATCAAATACCTTTTCTAATTGGTCAACATATTTTTCTAATGCATCTATATATCTAGTAAAGTCAATAGTATAAATGCCTCCTATTTCTCTAATATCTTTTAATTCTTCTTTCTTAGGTCTATTCATCTTTCATACACCACTCTTTCCATTGTTCTTTAGAAAATACTTCATCATCTTCATGGGTAGTTTCTTTGTCATACATTGATAACATTTCACACGCTCTATCTAACGCTTTATCTAATTCATTAACTTTTTTACAAAACAATTCATTTTGTTGATGCTCTACTTCATTTTTAACCTTAAGATTACTTAATTGTTCTTCTAAATAATCAATATATTCATTTAAAGTATTTTGATAAGACACCACATTAAGACTACCTATGTTAATAACTGTACAATTTGGCAATTCACATTTTTCTATAAAATCTCTAATTTTAGGTCTATTCATCTTCAATCACCCCACAATATTTAGTAATTTCGTATTTTTCAATCAATCCTTGCACGGTTTCATCATCTTTTGCATCTTGAAAATATTCTCTTTCTTTCATTTCACATAAAATAGGTACTCCACCAAAACTTACATTCACTTCGTAAAGTAATTCATCTACTGCTAACAATAAATCTAATTCAAAATCTTTTTTAAATTTTTCTCTTTCATTCATCTTCTATTACCTCACAGTTTTCTAATAATTCTTTAATATTTGTTGGCTTTTCATCTTCCCAAGAAAGGAAATCGAATAATTCTTTTTTAAAAACATTTTCTTCAAAACGATACGTAGTACCTCTATTTCCGTTACACCATTGTTTAGTTTCCTTGTCTTTTTTAGGTTTCATTTCATAAACAAAAACTTGACCGTTTTCATCCTTGGCAATCCATTTATACTTATTATTTAAACTTTCTAAAAAGTATTTAGTTGCTAAAGAAATTTTAACTTTTGGCTTTTTATATTCTTCATATAGCCATTCAAACATGTTTTTGGGACAATATTCACTATTACCACTATTACTAAATTTACAATCCCTACAATAAAAACCAATACATGATACTAATTCATTGCTTTTATTTAGAGCAATTTCACCTTTTAATTCTTTAATTTTATCTTCATAAACTTCAAAGTTTTTCATTATAAATCATCATCCTTCCATTTCAAATTCATTACTAATTCTTTAAATTCATTATAGAAATCATCAAAGCTGTTCCAATCATAGAATTTTGTACTTCTTAAATGATATTTCCCTACAGCGTCTACAATGTAATAAAACCTATAATAGCTATTTTTGACACCTACTTGAATATCATTTACGTCTTTAAAAATCAAAGTATTGCCATCTTTGAGATATTCGTCAAATCCTCTTTGGTTCATCCATTGTTTGTTTATCTCACCCATCTTAAATCACTCCCATCATTTTAAGTATGAACATCAATATTTCAACTATCGCCCATGAAAAACAAACTAGTATATCAATAACTAAAAATCCTTCTAAAAATTCTTTCATCTTTTCTTTCATTTTTAGTTCACTTCCTTATATACCTTTAAAGTTTCAGTTCCTTTTTCCAAAGTTTCTTCATGTGAAGATACATAAACATCAATCTTGTTACCTATGATTTTATTTCCTGTGTCCTCGGCTGTGTATTCTATCCCTTCTATGATTACTTTACTATCAAGTGGTATTACATTAGGGTCTACTGCTATTGTGTGTTGAGGACGAGGAATTGTACCTCTATAGGTAATATTTCCCCATACACCGTTGCATACATCACAACCACAATAATAAGTAATTTTAAACTCTCCTATGCACTCTACAGTTTTGACTTCATGTACTACATAAGGCTCTTGATTTAACAGTATATGACACATAGTATCAACTGTCTTTTTCTCTTTCACAATTTTGTTATATTTAGTAGTCAAATCATTATAATCTTCTACCAGATTGCTATGTTTATAACTAACAAAGATAAGAGAAAATAGCATCATCCATGTTACTATGGTCGATAAGACTTTTTCATATTTTCTCACAAATCCTCACCCCCATCTTTGTACAAAATCAGACGGATTCTAAAATCTTTATAAACCATCATATTTCCTGCTGTTCCGTTATTACCACAGTTTGCTCCAAGTGTTTTCGCAATACCATCATTTATAACTCTTCTGTTATATAAATCTAACCCTTCCCCTAGTTCTCCGTTGTTTTTTTCAATAGTTTCTTTCAATTCACTAACTCTTATACATTTGTCATAAGGTTCGCAGACATAAGTGCTTGTACCAGACCTTTGACTATGTCCTCCTAAAGATTTTGTAGAAAGAGTATTAGATACGTCAGGGTTTATAAAAGACTTGTCAACAGCATCTGAAAACCCAACACCTTTAGCATCTTTTTCAATATTAAAAGCATAATTAAACATTTTTTCAGATAAATAATATTTTTCATCAACTTCTTTTTCTAATATATTTTTCAATCTTAAAGTCAATTTGATAGGTAAAGGAAATGTATACCCATGGTCAATATCTTTACGAATACTGATACCGAATACACGTTCACGTTTTTGTGGAATACCGTAGTCCTTAGCATTTAATACTTTCCAATATGTGTTATATCCTAACTCATCAAGAGTAGACAAAACTGTTTCAAACTCCGCTTTGAATTTCTTTCCTGTAAGATTCTTTACATTCTCAAATATGGCAAACTTAGGATTGGTATGACGAATAACATCTGCCGCATTAAAGAACAGTCCACTTCTTGTAAGATTACCATCCTCATCAAAGAATCCTTTTTGATTACCTGCCAAAGAAATATCCTGACATGGAAAACCATATGTTACCAAATCAATATCTCCTATCTTTGAATAGTCAATATTTGTTACATCTTTTAGATTATCTTTATCCGTAGTTCCATGAATGCAGTTATAAGACTGACACGCAAACTTGTCGATTTCACAGTAATGATCTAATTCCCATTCAATATTTAATTTATTGAGAGCCACTTCAAAAGCTCCTATACCACTAAATAAACTTAAAACTTTCATAACTAACCTCCTATGAACTCTTTCAATTTATATTTGATAAATACTAGACTACATTCTGCTTTCATTTTAGGCTTTTTGCAATCTATTCTCATTTTATCAATTACTCTTGTCTCACTAAAATTAAGACGAGATTTCATCTTTCTTCCGTCAAGTGTTACATTGATGTCCATTTCATATTTACAAGGGCATCCGTCTTTGACACTTGTAGAAGGAATAACTAATAATTTTCCTTCCATATCTTTGACAACGTAACACCAGTGCCCAAAACACATTTCGTGAGGAAAGTTCACATCTAAATTGATATAAACCATGTCTCCCTCTTGAAATTCCAAAGTGGGTATGTAGCCCCACTTTGGATTTTCTTTCTTCTTTTTCCAATAATACACCCATTGAGATTTTAAGTGGTCCAAAGCCACTTCTAAATTTTCTTTAGTTACTTCCATAAGCTAATTCCTCTAATTCTTCTAATCTTTCATTTAATTCATCTACTTCTGCAATCAAATCTTCCGCTTCTTCACTTTCTAAATCTGTTTCAGAAATTTCATCTTGAAGTTCTTCTAATTTTTCTTTAACTTCTTCAATTTCTTCTAAAACTCTTTGGTCTGGCTCATTATTGTAATAAGCTTCATTTGTGATTCTTTCCAAATAAGCATCAAACATTTTTATATTTCCTTTGATAACCTTTGGTTATCTCCTTTCCTTGACTATATATTACTATAGATTTCTAATAATGTCAACAAATATATGAAAAAAGAGTAAAAATATTTTTACTCTTTTTCTTTATCATATGTGCAAATTATAAATTTTTCATTAAAAGTATCTGAATAACTCCATGCGTTATATGATGCTAGACCTTTTCCTTTCATTTCAATATCACCTGCGTCTAAATTTTTAACTTTCGTATCTAGCAATTTTTCATTGCAAAAAGGTATCATGTTTCTAGATAAAACTAAATTAGTCCCTTCAATATCTTCAATATCTTCAATATCTTTAATATATAAAATCGACGCTCCGCCTTTCATATTTTCTAATACTTCTCTTACTGTCATTTTCTTTTCCTCCTTATGCACTTACAGTAAATGATTTCTTATAATTCTTTAATTGAACTCCTACAATCCCTCTTACCTGTTTCTTATTGATATACACTTTTTCTTGTGAAATCAAATCGCTTACTCTTTGAGGGTTCATAATCTTTTTAGACAAGTTTGCTTTATACGTCTTTCTAATGACCTTACCAAAGGTGTTCTTATGAATGACTAAATAGTTATTGTCTTGACACCAGTTTTCGTAAGCGTCATACAACTGCTTGATTGACACTTTATCGTCTTTATCTCCTGTATATTCAATGAACTGTTCATCACTCATGAATAATTGGATAGTATCACTACTGTCTCTTACCGATTGTAATTCTTGTGTCATACGCGCAGATGGTTCGATAATAAAACCATTTCTAACGACTCTACATAGTCCTTCTAAAAGCCAATTAATAATACCTGGTATTTCTTTGTCTAATTGGTCTGATAAAGTCCTGTCTGGTTTATCATAATGTACAGGTTTAACTTTTGAAATCAACAATCTTCTATAGAAACCGTCACTTCTATCAAATTTTGATTGTATAGCTCCATTTCCACAGCATAATATCCTCGAATAAAGCTTTGTCTTATATTTAGGCTTACCTTTCGGTTCGACTTCCATTGTCGTTTCAGCCGTTACAATCTTCTTGAAGTTGGATGTATCATCTAAAGCTTCCAAAGATAAATCATCATCTATGAACATCATTTGTTTATCCAATGAAGTTGTAGAGAATTTATCTTGAAGTCCAATGAAATCACCAATGACTACATTGTCATGACCGATAATATGCTCCATTAGAATTGTAATTCTTGATTTACCTTCCCCACCCTCTCCTACAATGAATAAAGCTGTTTGAGCAAGAGTGTTCGGCACCAAACAATATCCCAAATATTCTTGAATGACAGGAATGTCCTCTTCATAGAAAAGATTGTTGATAAACCTTTTGAATTTAGGACAATCAGCTTTAGCGTCATAATTATGCGGTATCTGATGTAGTGTAAAAAAGGTGTCACATTCTTCAAGCTTTCCGTGTCGAACATCAAAGCTGATGTTATCGAACTGTACTTTATACTTGTCTGGTGCGTCTAGTTTAGTGAATGCTTCATTCTTGACACTCGCTAATAGAGACTCTACTTTAGCTGACAAACGAGTTGTAATAATACCACCTATGATATTATGAATATTGTTTCTAAACTCATTATCGCTAATTTGACCATAACGTGTATAAAATCTATCATTGATACAATAAAGTTCATTTCTTTTGACATACCATTCGGCAAATTTCTTGTCATTGATATTGACTGTTCCTGTTTCATCAAAAGAAATCCAGTCTACTTTCAAATCATCTTCATTACTAGAGTCTAATTTTGACTCATTGATACTTTTTTTGACATTATTTACCTTGTTGGTTTTATCCATTTTAATTATAGAGTCGACAATCGTTTTCACTTCATCTTCGTCAAGAGGTGGATTACACGACTCTTCATTATACTTTAAAGCTTTTTTTAATACTGTTGCTTTCTTTAATTTTTTACCTAATAGAGAGCCGACATAACTCGCTAGAGTATTATTGCGTCCACCTTCTTCAACTTCGCTAGGCGCTTCAAATGGCTTGTTTAAAAGTAACAATGTATCTTCATCTACTTCTTCACATAGATACTGTTTCCATTTTTGAGGTAACTCTGCTATCTCATATTCAAATGGACTGTTCACCCACTCGTAGTAAGTACCGTCAATTTGACTTGGTGCTTCTACTGTTTGAGTACCATCTGCCTGTATGTCAATCCCCTCACCGACATCTTTTCTATTTCTAATTCCTTTGACATATTTGAAATAATAATGAATACCACCGCTAGGTGTTTCGCTCATAACTGTTTGAGGAAGTTCTCCTAACTGTTCTTCTAATTTTTCTAGGGTAGCTACACCATCTGTATGTTTAACGTCCACGTCGATACATACAAGATTGCTTGTCGCTCCCATGATGATACCTATATTTGAGGTATCTTTGAATTTATCCAACGTTTCATCATTGGATTGTATTTTCGACCAATTCTTGATGATAGGTCTTTTATCATTTGGTTTGATGGGCATGACTACCCATCCCAATTTATCATAAGCTTTTGCATATTCTAGCATTATCACTTCCTCCTGTTATCTACTCTATCTTGAAGCCACTCGTCAATTTCTTCCTTGAAACAATGAGGGCGCTTACTTAAAGTATAATGCACAGGCATACCTTTGTCACGATAAATATAGAATGTGCTCCGACCTATTTCCAAGTATTCAAGAACTTCTTTGATTGACATTCTTTTCATTAATCTTCCTCCTATCTAAAATCAATATTACTTTCAATTAGAAAACCTACTTCATATCCTTTTCTATTGATGATAATGTCATCCATATCGTCAATTTCCATGATGAGTTCTTTTAAATTATATTTAGACTTATTATATTCAATACTTTCTTTGAATAAATCAATTTCTAAATAGTCTTTAAAATCTTCTTCCTTGATATTCATTTGCTTTTTAATATATTGTCTAGCTACATTTGTGACTAATACTTTTCTTTCTTCCATTTTTATATTTCCTCCTTTGACAACACCTATATTACACTAAAAAGCTACTAAAGTAAAGACATTTTAGACATTTTAAACAAATTTAAAAAATATACCGAAAATTATTGACATACCTAGACTATGGGTATACAATAAGGGTGTCAAATGAAGGAGGGAACAAAGATGGATAGACAAATTGAATTTACATTAACATCAGACCAAATTAAAATCTTATGTACTCATTTTGAGTAAATCCTGAAGAACAAGAAGATTTTGAATTGTGTGAGTTGTTAGACAAGGTTATTGATAGTCTGGCTTGTTACTCATCCCCACTATCAAAAGTAAAGAGAGGTGAATAAAATGGAACAATATACTTTAGGTAAAGTATTAGCTGAATTGGCATTACCAAGTAATCATCTTGACATATGGACACTTCATGATGCCAATAATGAATTGATAGCTCGTGCTACGATTAGTAATTTGGTTATAATGTTAGGAACAAGATGGTTTGATTATCCTGTCAATGAAACTAACAGTAAAAATCATTATATCAGATTAGCAGTTCAAGTATTTTAGGAGGGAACAAAAATGAAAAAAGAATTAGGGGATTATCTATATGAACTAGCATTTCAAAAAAGAAATAGAAAGATATGGCATGTTTTTGACAACAACCATAACTTGATAGCAAGTGGTAATCCACCTGTTTTATGGATGGCATTAGGAGAAATGTTCTCAAATAAACTTATTAAAAAAGTTTTAGATGATGGGAGAACAATAATTTTAGATTGTGAGGTGAAATTCAATGTTTAATGCTGACGTAGGCTTAATTTTATGTACACCTTTGATTATATGGGGTGTAGCAATGTTGATGTATGATTTTTTAGGAGGTAATGAAGATGAATAGTGATAAAATTATTAAAGAAGGAGAGAGAAAGATGAAATACGAATTAAAAAATAATGGTAGAAGCTGGTGGGTTAAAGGAATGGTTGTTGAAGGAGAAATTGATGGAAGAACTAAAATTTTAGAAATCAACAGTATTGATATTTGTAAGTTGAATGTAGACATCATGACTAAAGAACAAATCATTGAATGTATGGAATATCCTAGATGTGGATTCGGCAAAGACTATTTAAAGGAAATAAAACCTACTTTTACAATGCTAGAAAAATTACTTCTAGAACATCAATTAGAAATGGGGTACAAATATATTACACGGGATGAAACAGACAATAGATTGAATTTTTTTCAAAAATAAACCTATATTTAATGGGGGTGCATGGTTTGGTAAAAATGAAGATTACTACCCTATTTTCGATATGTACCTTAAAGAATTATATCCTTTTGTTTCTTATGATAATGAAGAACCTACTTTAATTCAAGATATTTTAGATAGATATGAAGTGATTGAAAATGAAAAAATTTAAGTTAAAAAGTCCTCGATACACTTTCGACCATAAAGGTATGATTATTAGAGGAAAACTTCGTGATTGTGAACATATAGTAGATGTGCACGCTGGAGATTTATGCGATGATAATATGGATATTATGAGTAAAGAGAACATCAGACAATGTATGATAAAAGGAGATGATTTTACATGGAGATATGAATTAGACGAATTAGAGTTTTTAGAGCCGATTAAACTGACTCGTTTAGATTATGAAATACTCAAATTTGTTCAAAAACAAGGTGCTAAATATATTTGTAGAGATGAAAGTGGATTAATAAATTTATATGAAGAAGAGCCTCGTATTATGGAAAATGAGCCTACATGGTGGGCAGGAGGTGAATATTCTTATTTAAGTGCTTTTACAAAGCAATTATTCCAATTCGTGGCCTGGGAAAGTCAAAAATATTATGTCATTGAAGATGTTTTAGAAAATTGTGAAATCGTGGAGGATTGACAGAAATGAAATATAGAGTTAAAGGAACGAACATCACTATTGCTCGTTATGACTATGATGAACATAATGTAAATATAATATTAGTGAGTCCTAGACACTTATTAATCCGTAACTATGAGAACTTAACTAGTAAACAGAGAGCATATTATCAATTAATGGGTTATAGAGGGTGCAAAGTAGCTTTCTCTTTAGATGATTTAGAGCCTTATGAAGAAGTTTTAATCAGTCATAATACCAAAGTGGGTATAGTCTATGTTTTGTCCATCATATTGATTATTTCAGCCTTTATGTGGGCAATGGATTTATGTTATAACGTTAACTTATTTCTACCATTGTTTGTAACTATATTATTTACATTAATCGTTATCATTGCAACGTGTCTAGCACTATGCGAATTGGAATTATGATGAAAACACTAATGAGTTATACAATCATTCTGGCATTTGACATACTAGTGTTTTATCTTTTGAGAGGCGGATTAGTCGTTTTCCAATATCTCAATAGAAAATGGAAAGGCAAACTTAATGAACAATATACAATGTATGCGATTACCAAATTGATTACATTGTTTGACCAACTTTTCAGTATTGAAACCATCATGCTGTTTATATTCATTGCTTTAGGCACTATAGAAACGTTATTAAATGGATTTTAGAGTACCATATCGGTACTCTTTTTATGTCGTGGTGTTACGTCATATGTCCATGACAGGAGAATTTTTGTCCTGTCTTGTTCCTGTCTTATTTTGATGTCTTGCTGTCATAGTCTTTAGACATTGCTAGTAAGATATAGTTATGTACAGTTGATTATAGATACATATAGTTATGTTAAGAAATGTTAAGAAATGTTAAGAGACTAGCACAGGAACAAGACGGTTATTAGCACATGAGTCTATACGTCCTGTCTCGCTTGAAACCATTGGTATATATAGACTTTTTTATATTACTAGACTATAAGACATCTTTTTATATATCTAAATAAATAATAAAATAATATATATAATATATAGTAAAGTATACAGTATAAAATGTAATATATTTTTTATAATATATAAAAGAGGTGCTGTCTCCTGTCTTATCGTCTAGTCTTGTGATTTTGAAGATTGAATGTTAGAATAGTGAAGAACAAGAAAGGAGTGTTAATATGGCAGGAGATAAATTCCATAGAAACGCTTTGAAACCTCAAAACACAGAATATGACGATAGAGTAGAAAATATGAAAAAATTAGCACCTCAAAAGAAAGGTATCAATAGCAATAAAGTATTTCCAGAAGGAGATTTAAGTTTGAGCAATTCCATAGAACTTATGAAACACGGAAGTACATTTGAAAAGAGACATGGTAGACCATTGAGTTATGCTAGTGCAGATACACTTGATAGTGAAATATTTGCTTTTGCTAAATTTTGTGATGAAAACAAGGTGACACCAACGAGACCTGCTATGGCATTATGGTTAGGGGTTACTTCTGATACTATAGGTAGATGGAAGAATGATAACACTAACCCGTTGTCCAACTCATTAAAAAAAGCCGAAGAATTATTCCATCAATTCATCCTTGAAAAGACCATGCAAGGCTCAATCAATACGCTTTTATACTTCTTTTTAGGTAAGAACTGGTTCGGTATGCAAGACAAGACAGAAGTGGTCCATAAGTCGTCGTCAAACGTGATAGACTTGGATGAACAAGAAAGAATTATCAATTCTACCCCTGGAATAGTCATAGACGCTGAATTTAAGCCCGTAGAGAGCGAAACAGTAGAAGTAGGTGTAATTGATACCCCAAACACAAACAACGCTCAAATCGAAGAAAATGAGGTTTCTAGAGGACTTGCAGACTTGCAGACTTCGAGGGGTGTAGACTTGGAGGACTTTGCAGACTTACTCGCAGGTGAAGACTTGCAGACTTCGAGCGACCATGCAGACTTACAGACTTGCGGACTTGCAGACTTTGACACCCACCCCCATGCAGACTTACAGACACACACAAAAATCCCACCAGACACAGGGTGGGATGACGATTTATAAATTATTATCAGTATGAGAAAATTTTATTATTATGAGAAAAGAGCGTACATCAGTACGCTTTATCTACTCTAACCATGGACATAAGCCCGTAGAGGTCGTCCTCGTAGTACCATAGGAATTTTTGACCCTCGAATTTCAAGCACCCCATTTTACAGGGTGATGTTGCTATGATTTTTGGGGGTTTTCTTTTATGCTCTTTGCAATAGGCGACCATTTTTCTATAGTCGCCTTTGGTATCTCTTATCATTTTTTTTACGAAGTCCATTTTTTAATACCTCCTTTTCTTTACACCTATATATTACTATATATTTATAGATATGTCAAGGTTTTTCGATAAAAAATAAAATTAATTTTTTATTATAAAAGTGTTGACAATTCTAGACAACTATAGTATTATATAGGTGTAAAGAGAAAGGGCAACCCCCTAAAGAAAGGAAATATAAAAATATGTATATTAATGTAACTACGTCAAACGATTGGGATTTTGACGACCTTCAAAACAACGCATGGGGAAATGCGACAAATACCATAGAAGAAATAAAAAATCATGAAAAAGAAGATGAGCTAATGGAGCTATTAGATGAGCTTTATCCTGATGGAGTGGACGAAGTAGAGCTAAATGATTTTTTAAGCTATGAAGATGCTTACATCTTTCAAAATTTAGATATTGATTTAGGAGGAATAGAATAATGAAGGTTTATAATTTAGAAGGTCAAAGCGGTAGAGCAGTAGTAAATCAATTTGTTATCAAAGATGGTGACAGAAAGGTATTCCAATCATACGATAGTACCATTGTAGAAGTAAAATGGTACACTGATTTTTGTGAAGTAAACATTGGTTACGATTGGGATTATTCAAGAACTACAAGTAAGTATTTTAAAATATTCTTGATGGATGAGGTGGGATTTACTGATAAAGAAGTGGAACAAATTAAAAAAGAATTGAGAAAAGGATGTGATACCATCACGATTGACGGTTTCGCTGTTCATTATTGCGAGGGTATGCGATAATGATAATAAAAGCATTATATTATGTATTAGTATTTCTATATGGTATGTTCAAAGAGTTATTAAAAAAATAACTCTTTTTTTTATTAGAAAAGTATTGACATTTATAGACATATAGTGTATTATATAAGTGTAGAAAGGAAAGGGAATATAAATGAAGAAAAGAATATTAGTATTATCATAGAGTTTGCTTAGATAACCTCAATCGAGGTTATTTTTTTATCTGGAAGTGATAAAAAATTTTTAGGTTGATAATATTCCTACGGGGGCACCCCTATTCTGTCAGATGCCCACCCCCGTTCTTTTTAACCGTCTCACCAAGTACAGTAATTTTTATTCCCCTACAACATATTGTAATACCCACCATAATGTGATATAATAAACAAAAAAAAGGAGGAATGATTATGAAAAATCAAAATGCAATAGGAGAAAAATACAACCATTGGACAGTTATTGATGTAGTGATGAATGAAAAAAGACATGAATACGAATGGATATGTATGTGCGATTGTGGAAATATAGTTCAACAAAGAACATACAATGTAAAGAGTGGAAAATCAAAACAATGTAGAGAATGTTCTAGTAAAAATAAAGTCTCAAAAAATCCCAAAAAATTAAAAAGGGAAAACACTAGCATTTCATATATCGGTAAGCAATATGGGGAATTGACAGTAGAAGACGATTATTATGATAAAAAATTGAAATGTAGGATTTTCAAATGTAAATGTAGTTGTGGACAAACTAGATTGGCTAAAAGATATAAAGTTCTAAACGGAGAAATAACTCATTGTACTTCTAAAATTCATAGGCTATCAAATAATAATACTAAATATATAGGATATAAAAGTGGTGATTTGACAGTTAAATCTTTTGTATATGATGAGAATTTACAAATGATAAAGTGGGTGTGTGAATGTTCGTGTGGGAAAACTAGAGAGGTTATACCTTATTTTATCAAACATAATTTAGCAACCGCTTGTATAGAATGTACTAATGAAAAGATAAGATTACAAAACAAAGAAAATAATAAAACTCACGGCTTATCAAATGAAAGATTGTATAAAATATGGAGTGGAATGAAAGCAAGATGTTACAATCCTAAAAATGAAAGTTACAAAAATTATGGAGGTCGAGGTATAAGTATTTGCGAAGAATGGAAAAATGATTTTTTACCATTTTATAATTGGGCAATGGATAATGGATATGAAGATTATCTTACTATAGATAGGATAAACAACGATGGAAATTATGAACCTAATAATTGTAGATGGGCAACATACAAACAACAAGCTAACAATAAAAGAAATCCAACTCCAAAATTATATTTGACCATTGATGGAGTTAAAAAACCTATAATAGAATGGGCGAAAGAGTCTGAATTTACAACTCCTGCTATAATGTATCGTTTAAATACCAAACATATGAGCGGAAAAGAAGCCGTGTTTGGCGAAAGAAAAGCTTATCAAAATTATGTAAAATGGGGAGAAGATTTATAAAAATATTTTACAAAAACTGTTGACATTCACTCTACAACATGGTAATATATACTCGTGGTAAGGTAAACCACAGTAATTCTATTTAGCTTCCAGAAATAGCATTTGTAAATGGAAAATTCATCAAAATTAACCTTTTATTATTTAAGATTTTTTAATTGTTTGACACACGCCCCTAAATGGGGCATTTTTTTTAAATATTAATTGACACTAGCAATACTATGATATATACTATAATCATAAAAGGAGGGAAATATCATGGCTTTATGTGGAGATTGTGAACACAAAAGAAAATTAAGACAGACAACATATTTTGAATGTAAGAAATATAATGAAATTCTTACTACAAATCCTGCTGAAAAATGCCTTAAATGTTTAGCAGAAGATAACAGACCTAAACCAAAATCAAAAAATAAAAAAGATTTTATCGAGGTCAAGTAATGGAGAAAATTATTAAAGAAGTGAATATTCTAGGTAGCACATGGAAGATAATCTTTGAGTCCACTGAAAACATTCAGTTCTACGAGCATCACAATGGTTGGTGTGACAATTCGGTGAAAGAATGTCATATTGGTGTCCGTCCGGAGTTGGAGTACGGACAGAAAGACCAATGTGAGTTTAGAAAAATGATAGCCAGACATGAAATCGTCCATGCGTTTTTATACGAAAGTGGTATCGTGTCATCTGAAATCATTAGGACAAAGGAATGGGCGGTGAATGAAACCATGATTGATTGGATGGCTATACAGACACCGAAGATATTCAAAGTATTTGAAAAAGTCGATATTTTATAAGGAGAAAGATTATGTTTGGTAGAAAAAGAGTAAATAAAGCGGTATTGTTTCACGTGGAACAGATTGAAAAATACATTGAAATGAGATTGAAAAGAGTGAAATGTACCAAAGGAGAAGAAACTGCTTTGAATAAAATCAAAGAGGAGCTTCAATATTTGAAAGAAGAAGTGGATGGATAGTCATGGGTCAAAAGGCAAATGCGGACCAAGTGTATTTCAACTATCCTATTCCTAAAAGTGTCCATAAACAGGTCAAGCAACTGTCATTGGACACGAATATGAAGGTCAAGGATATTGTAGTCAATGCACTTGTAATGTATATTTCTAGTTTTTATAAAGAAGATGAAGAAGTGGGGGATGATTTATGAGAATTATAAGTCAAGATGATAGAATTGATATTCCATATAGATTATTTGAAGTTGCAATTTCACGACCATACAAAGAAAATGACAAATGTGAAATTCTAGGCACTTTTGGTAAAAATGTATATAGTCTAGGAATATACAAGAACAAACAAAGAGCTGAAGAAATCCTTCAAGAAATTAGAGAAAGATATAAGATAGAAGCAAAATTCTATGTTATGCCTAAAGAATAATGAACCAAAATGAAGAAAGTATAGCTATTCTTTTGTCTCAACTAAAAGAAACAATGCCTTATTTCATGCGTATGGAGAAGCTCAATCTTTTACGTGATTTATCTAAAAAAGAAAATAAGACTGATGTTTTGAGAGCGACTTGCAGAGGGCAGATTAAACTTATAAATGCTCATATGAAAGATTTAAAAGATGATGAAAAACTCAAAGCCTACAATTTTTTACGTGATGCACATACGGACAATGGGAGATACGATTTAGAGTCGTATCTTATTGCTATGGAGTGGGATAGAAAGCCAGAGAAAAGATTTTATCAACCTCGTATGAAAGTCCTCCATCCTGTTATGAAGGATTTACAGGATTTAGGGGACGGGGTCATTGACATATATTTATTGTCCATGCCACCAAGAATAGGTAAAAGTACTATTGGTTTATTCTTTATGTCGTGGTTGGCAGGGCGTTATCCAAATGAACATATCTTTGGAGCTGGTTATGCTAGTGGATTGGTAAATACCTTTTGTAAAGGGGTGTTGGATTTCATAGATAGTGAAGAATATCGTTTTTATGACATATTCCCAGAGGCTAGAGGTAAATTGACTACCTCCGCTAAAGATATGACAATCGACATATGGGAGAATGAGCGTTATAAGACACTTACGTTCCGTTCTATTGACGGACAGATTACAGGTGCGTTAGAGGCTGAAAGTCTGTTGTATCTAGATGATATGTGCTCTGGTATTGAAGAAGCTATGAATATTGACCGACTAGAAAAGCTATGGTCTAAAGTCACTGTTGATTTAATGCAAAGACGTGTCATGAATAAAAGAACAGGACGATTAGCACCTATTCTAGGTATCGGTACTATATGGTCGGTACATGACCCAATTTCTAAACTGGAAAGAAAATATGGAAAGACAAAGAGATTTCGTTCTCGTAAGATGCCAGCTTTGAATTTAGATGGTGAAAGTAACTTTGACTATGACTATAATGTAGGATATACGACAGCTATGTATCAAGAATTGAAAAGCAACATGGATGAAGTATCATGGGAGTGTGTGTATCAACAAAATCCTATGGAACGCGATGGTTTATTATTTCCTGGTAGTGAATTGAAAAGATACTTGTCATTACCTAATAAAAAACCAGATGCTATTATTGCTCATTGTGACGTCGCCTTTGGTGGTGACGATTTCATCAACTTCCCTGTGGGGTATATTTATGGTGAGGATTGCTATGTCGTAGATACAGTATTTAGATGTAAAGCTGACTATAAAGTAACTGAACCTATGGTTGCAGGTAAGATAGTACAACATGAAGTACAGATGGCTCACTTTGAAGCTGACAGAGGTGGGGATTTCTATGCACGTGATGTAGACGATATGGTGAAAAAAGGTAGTAAACACAGGTGCAACATTACATGGAGTTCTGCAGGTACTAAACAAAGCAAGTTGGTACGTATCATTCAGTATGCACCAGATATTAAGCGAATGTACTTCAAAGACCCATCATTGTATAAGCCAACGGACGATTATGGTAGAATGATGTCCAATGTCACGACATTTGTTCAAACAGGCTCATCATTGCATGATGACGGCCCAGATGGTTTAGCTGGTTTAGCCAAATTATTCAAGCAACCTATGATAGGAGCTGTAAGTTCTCCATTTAAAAGACCATTTTAGTGTTGACATATGACGAAACAAATGGTAATATAATAGTGTACTGAATAAGTAGGTAATTTCTTTTGATAGACATTTTTATATTTCCTTTATAATAAATAGTCCCTAGTTGGTACGCTAGGTTGCTTTCAAAGCGCGTTAGGTAGTCGCAAATGGTTAGCGTAAAAAAGATAATTACTGCCTATACTAGCTTTTTTGTAAAATTGATTTCAAGTTACCCGCTGGGGCTTGAAACATGCCAATTTAGTTTCAATCGGGTAAAAATGTTCTCTAGATAGCGCATAGAGAAAGATACAGGTTCAAATCCTGTAATTGGCATCAATCGCGATTTATTCTCATAGAATTAACACCTTAACTATAGGAGAAGGACATATCACAAATGGTTGATATGTCTTTTTCTTTATGATAAAATCAAACAAGAGAGGTGATAACATGGATGAACCAACTGTAGACCAAGAAAAAGAAAGAGAGAAGATGGAAAGTTTAGTAAGTGACCTCATTCAAGGTGTTACACCTGCTAATAAACCAATTCCTATTTTCAAAGGTCGAAAGAAAATATATACAAATTACATCAATAAAGAGCAGGTTGGCGATGAAATGACAGGATTTAAGAAACTCGATAAAAATAATATCGTAAGAGCATTAAATCTAGCATTAAAGACACATTATAAAAATGCCTATGAAATCAAACTTTTAAGAGATTATCACAATGGTGTACAAAGTATCTTTAATCGTGTAAAGGATATTAGACCAGACGTGGATAATAAAGTGGTAATTAATTATGCTAGTACGTTTACTAGAGATATTATCGGTTACACCTTTGGTAAACCTATGCAATATGTAGCTAGAAGAACTGATAATGAGGACACAAATGGCTCAAACCCTAT